TAGATGTTAAAACTCCTAAAATTACTAAAATAGCAGATAAACTATATGATATATTTAAAAATGGTTATATCTTTTATTTAGAAAATGGATATATAAAATTTCAATAACTTCATATTTATAATAAATAAATATTTTAAAAAATATGGATAGTCTAGAATCTAATATTTTTGGTGATAAAAAACTTAAAGATCTATTCCAAGAAATATATACCAACCAAAAGAAAAAAGAAAGACAAATTTCTGCTTTGATTGAAGAACTAAAGCCAATGGTTGAAAGTATTGGAGATGCTACTTTAATTGTTCCATTACTAAAAGAATATCTTGAAATAGGAGTAAAAAATGATGAACAGCTTATCAAAATGGCTACTATTATTCAACGCTGTTTAAATACCAACAATAATACTGAAAGTGGTCTTATAATCTCAGATGCTGAGAAAGCACAGTTACTAGATGATATTAATAAGTTAAATGATAATTCTAAAGAATAATGGCTAAATTTGGGTTTAGTAAACTTAATTCTAATCTAAATAGAAATCAAAATAATAACTATACTTTCAATTTAGCTTCAGAAATTGATAATTCTCTTATTCCAGTTAGAGTATTAGGAATCATATTAAATGAATCTCATCCATTATTCGAGTATTATGGAGGATGGAGTGCTTTAGGTGCCATTCAATATGAATTAATTACTCAACCTTTTTCATATAAAGATATTGAATCAAATACTAATATACCCATTGCATATCCTTCTTCTCCAAATATTAAAAATTATCCATTAATAAATGAAATTGTATATTTAATTTCATTACCAAATTCTTCTCTTAAAAAAGGAAATACATCCAACCCAGGAATTGGAGAAAACCCTAATAGTAAAATATCTTACTACATAAATTTAACTTCATTATGGAATCATCCCCATCATAATGCTTATCCTTCTAATGCAGATACTCCTAATCCATCACAACAAAAAAGTTATCTTCAAGCAGAAGCAGGAAGTCCTTCAGTAGTTAGTAATGATCCTACTCAAATTTATTTAGGAAAAACATTTAAAGAACGTTCTAATATACATCCTCTTTTACCATTTGAAGGAGATGTAATTCATGAAGGTAGATGGGGAAATTCAATTCGCCTAGGTAGTACAGTTAAAAATACAAATAATGATTGGTCAAGTGTTGGAGAGAATGGAGATCCAATTATTATTATTAGAAATGGACAAGGATCATCATTCTCCCCTACTCAAGAATCTGGGTGGAATCCAATTGTTGAAAATATAAATAAAAATAATTCTTCTATTTATCTCACCAGCACCCAGAATATTCCTTTAAATGCTTCTAGTGTTAGCTACATAAGTTATCCTAATGGCCAACAACCTATTACTCCTAATAAGTATGCTGGCCCCCAAATACTCCTAGATTCAGGTAGATTAGTATTTAATACATATGGTGACCATATATTACTCAGTTCAGCTACATCTATAAATTTAAATTCCCAAGATACTGTAAATATAGATACTAGAAAATTTATTACTCAAGCAGATAAAATATTCTTAGGTAAAGAAGAATTAGCCACAGAGCCATTATTACTAGGAAATACTACAGTAGATATGCTAAAAAATATAATTTCTTCTCTAAAAGAAATAGCTCAATCTCTTCAATATCTAATTTCAGATCCAGTTGCCCCAGGTGCTCCAGCAACATTTGCTCAAATGCAAATTCCTATGACTGCGGTTTTAATGACAATGGAAAGTCTAGAAAAACAATTAGGAACATCTCCTGAAACTTGTACTATAACATCAAAACGTAATTTTACTTTATAATGGCAAATATTTCAATAGTAGATTTAAAGCAGTTAAAAGAAGTACTTGATAATGGTTTTCTTACAGAAGAAGAATTTAATAATCTAATTCCAAAATTATTATCTATTTCTAATAATGATAATTGGTTTTATTTAACAGTAGATGATAAAAATTTAGAATTAGCTAAACAAAAAGCTTTAGAAGAAGCAGAAAATCCATCTAAGAATATAATTTTATCTAAACAATTCTTTAAAGATTCTGTAGAAGTTGAGAATGGCCTTGTTTCTATAGGAGATTTTCGAGTAATTATTATTTTTTTCCCAGATCAAAATTTTCAAGAAGATCCATGGAATTATGTAATTGAACAAATTGAAATAGATCCTATTAGTTTTTTAAATAAATATGAAAATAATTCTGATTTCAGAAATTCTGTAAACGTAGCTTATCTCCAAAATAAATCAGTAAACAAAGAAAAACTTACAAATTCTAGAATAAAATATTTTGGACCTCGAGGACAAGCAACTGCTTTTTCTGCAAATTCAAGATGGGAAGAAAATGGTGAAGTACCAATAAGAAGTAGATCTGAATTTGATAAACTTAATAGTAAATATACATATATTGATCCGGTAACAAATCAAGAAAAAACAATTCCAATAGTTCTAAGTTTTGCCGCTGATACAGAAGAAGGAAAAGCTCTAAAACGTATAGGTACACTAATCTCAAGATCAGATAGTGATCTTCCAACAAGTGTAAAATTAATTAAGACTCCAAAACAAATTAATGAAGAAACAAACCAAATAAATAATACAAAAAATAATTTACAAAACGAAACTAAAATATTAAATAGTATTATAAAATAATAAATGGCAACCCAAAGCAAAATCCCTTCTTTATTAATTAAAAACGCCCAGAAATTAATTCAACAATCTGTTCCTTCTATTTCTCGAATAGTATCTAAAACAGGAATCCAGAATATAGGCCAACCGGATATGATAATGCCTGGTACTTGTCTTCCTCTTGAAGAGCTTCAAGGAATTTTAAATCTAAGAAACAGTTTAATTATTCAATTAAATACTATATCTAAAACTATAGAAACTTTAAGTAAACCTATAGGAGTTCTTTCTAATGTGGTGAATACAACTTCAACTATATTACAGACAACTAATACTGCTAGGATTGCTGCTAATGTTGCGTTAGCTGCTATTCCACCTCCAGGTGTTCCAGGTGTTGTTCCTGCTACTATTAATACTTTAAAAGATATAACAGAATTTTTAAAACCAAATCTTCAAATTACTAAAAATAGCATAACTAATATTTCTACAGCTTTAGATTATGCTAACACAAGTATATTTAAGATATTAGGTTTAATAAAAAGTATAGATCAATACTTAACAGGATGTGAAGTCTCTGCTTCTAATCTAACTCAAACAAGCGATTATGTAAATAAGATAGACCAACAATATACTGAAGCCCAAAATCAAGCTCAATCTAATAATAATGGTTCTCAAGTATATCAAGGATTTACATTGGAAGTAGTTGAAGAACCTTTTTCTCCCACAGTTAATAGACGAAAAGCTGTGGCTAGAAATCCTCAGGGTATTATATTATTGCAAACGCCTTTATCATTTACCTCAACCCCACAAGTTTTAATACAACAACTTAAATTAATTATTGATAATAGCGATTTAAAAGCTGTCTAATTAAATATTTATAATAAATGAAAACGGATATTTTTAAAAAACTTATTAAAGAAGCTGTGAAAGAAGTGTTTCAAGAAGAAATGAGAGATATTCTTCTAGAGGCTGTTAGATCTAATAAACAGTCAATAAATGAATCTTTTAGCCCTGAAACTCGCACTTTAAATTTTAACACTAATTCTTTACCTCATAAACCTACTCCTAGTATAAATCCTAAACAAGCATATATGGATATATTAAGTGATATGGCTAAAGGACCAAAAAATGGATTAGAAGGAGAATTTAAATTACAAGGTTCTATAGACCCAATAAATGGTTCTTTACCTGAGGGACAATTAGGAATTGATCAAATAATGAATTTAATAAATAAATAATGGCATTTGGAGCAAAAAGGATATTCCCCATAGATCAAAGACCTGGAACAGCGGTTGGGGTAGCTATTCCTTTCAATGCTCCCGGAGTATTTTATTCAACTTATACTACTCAAGATGCTATTAGAAATAATTTATTAAATTTTTTTCTAACTAATCAAACTGAGCGTTATTTAAATAACCAATTTGGTGCCAATCTAAGAGCATTTATTTTCGAACAAATAACAACAGGTAATTTAGATTCTTTAAAAGAAAATATTCAATCACAACTTGATTTATACTTTGTTAATGTAAAAGTAGATAACCTTTCTATCCTACAAAACCCAGATAATAACGAAATTACAATTCAATTATTTTATAGTATCATTAATACTGGTACAACAGACCAAGTTGAAATAACATTTACATAATGGCCGCAAATAAAAATATAAAATATATAAATAAAGATTTTAGTGAATTTAGAGCTAATCTAATTGACTACGCTAGAACCTACTTCCCAACTACATATAATGATTTCAGTCCAGCTTCCCCTGGGATGATGTTTATGGAGATGGCAGCATATGTAGGTGATGTTTTATCATTTTATTTAGATAATCAGGTTCAAGAAAACTATCTTCAATTTGCTCGCCAATCAAACAATTTATTTGAATTAGCTTATATGTTTGGTTATAAACCAAATATAACTGGTATAGCAACAACAACTATAGATTTTTATCAAAAAGTTCCTGCTAAACTTGTAGGTCCAAATTATGTCCCAGATTTCGATTATGCATTATTAATTAATCAAAACGCTACTGTTACCTCAGCAAATAATATCTCATTCCTAATTTCTGATCCAGTAGATTTTACTATTTCTAGTTCTTTAGATCCAACTGAAGTTACAGTATATGAAGTTGCAGGATTAAATCCTACATTTTTTCTTTTAAAAAAATCTCGCAAAGCAATTTCTGCTACTATAAGCACAACAACTTTTTCATTTAATTCTCCTGAAAGATTTGCTACAGTTGAAATAAATACATCTAATTTAATTGGTATTTTAGATATTATAGATAGTGAAGGAAATACTTGGTATGAAGTAGATTATTTAGGTCAAGAAATGATTTATGATTCTATTAAGAATACAAATGTTAATGATCCTAATTTATCTCAATATAGTGGAGATACTCCATATCTTCTAAAATTAAAAAAAGTACAACGTAGATTTGCTACTCGTTTTAGAAATTCAACAACACTTCAAATTCAATTCGGAGCAGGTACAACTTCAGATGTTGATGAAAATATAGTCCCAAATCCTGATAATGTAGGTTTAGGCTTACCTTTTGAACAAACTAAACTTACTACAGCATACGCTCCTTCAAATTTTCTATTCACAGATACTTATGGTATTGCTCCTTCAAATACAACTTTAACAGTTCGGTATTTAACAGGTGGAGGAGTAACAGCAAATGTACCATCAAATACTTTAACTAAAATAAATGGATTAATAAATTTTCCAAAATATAATCTAAACTCAGTAACTGCTGATAATATATTCAATTCATTGGCTGTTACAAACCCTGAAGCAGCAAATGGTGGAGGTGATGGAGATACCATTGAAGAAATCAGACAAAATTCATCTGCGAATTTTGCTTCCCAGCTACGAAATGTTACTCAAGATGATTATTTAGTTAGAGCATTAAGTATGCCTGCTAGATATGGAAATATAGCTAAAGCATACATTGAACCTACTAAAGCTCAGAGTATTGCTTCTGGAGAAGCGGCCGGTATTTTAGATTTATATATATTAACATTTGATATAAATGGTAATTTAGTTACTGCTTCTCCTGCTTTAAAACAAAATTTAGCTACTTATCTTTCTCAATATAGAATGATAAATGATGCTATTAATATTAAAAATGGATTTGTAATTAATATAGGAATAGATTTTGATATTATTGTATTACCTAATTTTAATAGTAATGAAGTTTTAACTAAATGTATAACTGCTCTTCAAGATTATTTTGCTATTTCTAAATGGCAAATTAATCAACCTATCATGTTAAGAGATTTATATATTTTACTTGATAGAATAGAAGGAGTTCAAACTGTTAAAACTCTAAACATAACTAATAAAACAGGTACCAACCTAGGATATTCCCAATATGCATATGACATATCAGGAGCAACTAGAAATAATGTAGTATATCCATCTTTAGATCCTATGATTTTTGAAGTAAAATACCCTAATACCGATATTCAAGGTAGAGTATCACCACTATAATTTTAAAAAATGGCTGTATATAAAATATTTCCAATACAAGATACCACATTATATTCCATAAATCCTGAACAAAATACAGGATTAGATGAGATTATAGAAGCTTCTTTAGAAGTAGGAAACATAGGTACTCCTGCTCCTCAAACAAGTCGTTTTCTAATTAAATTTGACTCAACCGAAATTTCAGATATTGTTAATAACAAAATCTCAGGTTCTCAATGGCAATCTAATTTAAGATGTTTTGTTGCTAATGTTACTGCTTTAAATTCTGATACAACAGTAGAGGTATATCCTGTATCTCAATCCTGGAACATGGGAACTGGAAGATATGGATATTTACCTGAAGTACAAAATGGTGCAAGTTGGATTTGGAGAAACTATCAAGGAGGTATTAAGTGGACTACTAGTTCATTTGCTCCCGGATCAACAGGCTCATATTCATCATCAGTAGATCCAGGTGGAGCTACTTGGTATGTAACTCAATCTTTAAGTGGATCTCAAACATTTGGATACTATACAGATAAAGATATTAATATTAATGTTAAAAATATTGTTAATGCTTGGTATAGTTCCTCTATTGGAAACGATGGTTTTATAGTTAAACAAAAAACTGAATTTATTGATAATGAGGATGTTCAACCCAAAATGAAGTATTTTTCTATAGATACTCATACTATATATCCTCCATGTTTAGAATTTAGATGGAACGATACTACTTTTAATACCGGATCTTCTACTTTAACCACTATAAATACAACCCCGTTTGTAGTTACAATAGGAGAAAATCCAGGATATTTCTATTTAGATAGTACTAATAAATTTAGGGTATATTCTCGTCCTGAATATCCTGCTAGGACATTCCAAACATCTTCATATTTTGTTCAAAATTATTATTTACCAAATGAATCTTACTATGCTATAAAAGATTTAGATACTGATGAATTTGTAGTAGATTTTGATACAACATATACTCAATTAAGTAAAGACGAAAATAGCAGTTTCTTTACTTTATATATGAGTGGATTACAACCAGAAAGATATTATAAAATTCTGATTAAAACAGTTGTAAATGGAAGTACATTTATATTAGATGAAGATTATTATTTTAAAATAACTAATGGATAATGGCTGAAAGATTAACCCTAATTAAAAAATCGTATTCAAAAACCCAATATGAGAAAGTCATTAACACTGAATTTTCTCAATTGGCCACTCCTACTCCAGTATCATCTACTCCTATTCTTACTACCCCACTATCTGTAAATGCTACTATTAGTGAATCTGCCCAAATAAATGAAGATCTTCAAGCACTTATAGATGAAATAAATAATCTTCAACAACAAAATTTGGAACTTAACCAACAATTAATTATTTTACAA